CGTATCGAACACGTGGCGGAGTAGGCAATTTCGGAGGCGCTGGCCTATCCCTGACGATCGTTTTACTACTCTCCTTTTTCAGACTCATGATTCACCTCATAAGAGCGACTGCTGCTATCTTCAAGCACAATTCGAACATTAGCACCGGAGGGAAGCACAGGTGCGGCTTTCCTTTCCACAGGAGTAGGAACGGGGCCGGGCTGACTTTTATTTGAGTCACGATCTTTTTCGTTATCTTTGTTACTCACTACTATCTCCTTAAGGTTATTTTCTTTCCTGCAACAGTTCCAACCCCTTTTCGATCCTACCTAGCTGGTCACCGACATACTTATCCACAATTTGAAAATTTTTACGGGGAGACGAGACATCCATATCACAAACTACGAAAATAGAGCCCGCAAGCCCAAGGGGTAAGAAAGCACCTAGCAACCAGCGAAATGACTCATGCACTTTTCTAGAGCGCTTTATATTTACATCAGAATTATGCGTTGCACACTCTTCATACTTATCGCATAAATATTGCTCAATTTGCGCCCTAACATCCACACGTACTGAGCGAAAATCTTTATCCTCTTCCGCCAACCGAACCTCTTCATTATATAAAATCAATTTACCATGAAGTTCCTTAACGTCGGATGCAGATGGCATGACCTTGAAAGTGTTACCCCAGAATGCCATAACAGCAAACTTTGAAGACATACCCAAACATCCAAAGAAGAAGACCAACAGCGCTACAATTGCTGCCACACCCCAATAATACCGATCCAGGTCCAGCATTCTCAACATGTAGCTTGAAACAGTTACCACACCCAGAATAAGCGTAAAAACTATCTGCACTCTGGTTGTTATTTTTTCCTTAATCTCGGCTTCGAGAAGATACATCTTCTCAAAAACTGCAAGAAGCTCCTTTACCTCCATTATCGCCTCTCAGCTTTTCCTAAGACCTACTTACTCAGTACGTCAACAGTGGGTCTTTCACACGTTTCTTACCACCCTCGTGAGAAATAGACAGCACTCGAAGATCAATACTGTCCGCAACCATTGAAGTTTTTTCACCCACAGTGTTCTTAACGGGTACAGACTATGCTGGCCGTTTGGTATCGGCAAGGGCTTCCGTCAAATCCTTTAGTCGCTGCTCTATGTCCCTTATGCGTTTCTTTTCCTCAGCAGCGCTTTGTATCTCCCGCCTATCGGTCTCTTCTAATGATCGGAATAGAGCCAGAATCGCGTCTTCTTGCGGGCTATTAGGCGACGGCGTGGTCGGTGCAGCTGAAGTACCCCGCAACATCTCCCCCTCTCCTGTGAGTAACCAATCCAGAGAAATGCCTTCGACCTCGCTCACGTTTACGCATAACGCGTAAGGAATAGATTGGCGGCTACGCCAGCTCCCAAGCGTCTGTCGATTCACGTCGAGTTTACGTGCCAACTCACTGTCGCTATCAACGGCAAAGACCGTCATCAAGCGTTCAAGCACGGAGTCCAAAGACTTTTTATGCATTTTGAGTAAATACCGTTTGATTTATTTAAATGGAATAAATAGGCTTATGCGCAATGAGTACATCTTAACCAACTAGGAACACATCAACCATGAGCCAAGCCATGGAAAAGCGCCACATCCAAGCACGGCTGATTGAGCGCGGCAGCAACTTCCGTCAGTTCGCCCTGAACCACGGCTATGAGGTTCGCACGGTGACACAAGTGGTTCAGCGCTGGGCAGGGCACGACAAGCTGCCCCGTGGCCGGTTGACCTTCCAAATCCTGCGTGACCTTTCTCGGGCAATCGGCAAGGAAGTGCTGCCGGGAATCCTTGCGGAAAGTACCGAGCAAATCACAGCACAGGCTGTATGAAATGACTGTAGGGGCGATGACTCCAGGGAGAAACAAGAAGATGAAACGCCCAGTTCTAGCCACCAAGCGCCAGGTAATGAGCGCAGTAATCAACGACTACGAAGGTGGCCGGGAATGCGCTGCAGCGCGGCTGGGTTACGAACTCAAAAAGTTCGATAACCACATCTACGAAAACGCCGGCAGCCGGCCTCTGAGCGATGAGCAGATCCATCTGCTAGAGCAAGACATGGGCACCACCTACCTGCCGGAATACATCGCGGCCATGTATGGCGGCATGTTCGTGCCCCTAGCCAAACCTGAAACGCTGGACAACATCGACCTCTACAACCGCTCAGTAAGGGCCGCAGCCAAGCGCGGCGTGGTCGATCAGATCATTGCAAAGGCGTTGGACGACGGCGTTATTGAGCGGGACGAAGCAGAGGCGATTTTGCGCGCTCACAGCCATTACATGGCGGCTCGCCACTCCGAGGTCCTGGCAACGATTCTGCTGCACAGCAGGGGGACAAAACAGTGAGCGCCAGCAATCAGCCCTTGCCGAGACGTGCCTTGATCTCTTTCAGCGCGGTGGCTACGTCGTCGACAGCAAAGCGGATGTCTTCGGCACTCACAACCAAACCGGGCACCTCCCCTACGACGGTCAGTTTTGATGCTTCACGACCACACGTAACTTTCGCCAATGCTTCATGTCGCTCCTGCAAGCGTTGCAGCAAGCGCTCGACCTCTTTTTTTGAGTGATTACCCATGACCTACATCCTTGAAGAAGAAAGGAAACATCTATCGGATCTGCTGGCGATCGCTCAACAGCGACTGAACACATTAAAAGAAATCGTCGCCACCACCAATCACGACTGCTCTGGCACCGACATCCGCCTGGCCATCGGTGACGCAATCACACCGCTGAACATTGCCCACGAAGATGCGGAAGCGTTGTAAAGGACACCGTTTATGAGCACTTACAAGCTGGTTTGCCCTCACTGTCACGGCCGCATGCGTATTCGCACCAGCGAAGGCCAACACATTTTCCTGCGCATCACCTACCTGCAATGCACCAACGAAGCATGCGGCTGGGCTGGCCGCGCCGAATTTCAAATGACCCACGAACTAAGCCCCAGCGGCATGCCGAATCCAGCTGTAAAGCTGCCGATCGCGGACGTGGTCATTCGTCGCCAGGCAATGAAAACCGCCAACGATCAACCCGATCTGTTGGACCAGCTGGAAATGGAGGCCACAACCGTATGAAAACCATCGCCCTGACTACCAACCCCACCAGCGACTACCGTGCCGCGATGCAACAAGCGGCGGTGGCCTACCTCTACCGCCACCGTTGCGAGCATCTGGCCGGTGACAGCCAATTGCTCGACAACTGCGCCCGGTACCTGACGCTGTCTCTTGAAGTCCCTCAGCATCTGGTGCAGCGCATCGCTGAGTTGGCCGTCTCTGAGTTCGAGAGCATGACCTGCAAGCGTATTGCCTGGCTTGGCGTTCACCCCAACAGCGGCGCGTACCGCCCGGTCATCTGGCTGCTCGATAACTGCACCCAACAGCGACACCCCGTTTCAGCACGTTTGCTCCCCACACGCCTGCTGCTGACTCGCAACCTCCCGCACTAATCCGAACCCCATCCCTGATTGATGCCCGCGCCGCGTGGGTAGGGGAAATTTGCAACTTACTGGTGGCCGAAATGAGCAAAATCGCCATAAAACTGGAGCTGGACGAACAGCAGGCGCAGCAATACCTGCTGTGGTTGACCACTCAGTACGAAGTCACCATGGCTGATATTTGGTACTCCGATCGCTACCGGAATGTGCCGAGCGGTCAGCGGGCACCGAAGGTGCTTGAGGACTTGCCCTACCTGGCCGGCATCTGCAAGACGCGCAGCGAGCTGAAAAAGCAGCTCCTCGTGGCTGTTGCGGAGCATGCGCAGTGAATCGCAAGCCCATGGAGCAACAGATCCGCGCTGATGTACTTCAGCGCCTGGAATCTGATTACGGCCTGCAGCACATGGTCGGCACGCACTACATGCGCAAGGGCACCTGCCCGCAGTGCAATCAGAAACGCCTGTTTTCCCGCCACGACGAACCTTGGTTCATACGCTGTGGCCGCGAGGAAAAATGCCGGTACATGGCTCCGACCAAGGAGCTGTACCCGGACCTGTTTGACGACTGGAGCAAGCGTGCGCCGGCCACCAGTGATCAGCCTGCCGCCAGTGCCAAGGCGTACCTGTCGTTTGCCCGAGGCTTTCGCGTCGAGCTGATTGAGGGCTGGTACACCCAGGAGAGCTACTTCGATCGCGACCTGAACATCGGCTCAGCAACCGTCCGCTTTCCCCTGGAGCATGGTGGGTACTGGGAGCGCTTGATTGACCAGCCTTCCCGCTTTGGCAAGAAGAAGGCCCGCTTCCAGCCTCTCAAGAGCTACAGAGGGCATTGGTGGTGCCCGCCGTGCCTGGACCTGCTGGAGGTGGACGAACTGTGGATTGTTGAAGGCATTTTCGATGCCATCGCGCTCGTTCAGAACGGTATCTCTGCTGTTGCCGCACTGTCGTCAAACGCGTTTCCAGAAGAGTCTCTGAAGGCACTCATCACCGCGCGCGGCGGTAAAACACCCAAGTTGGTTTGGGCCTTGGACAACGAGCCAGGCGCTCACAAATACACACGCAGCTGGGTGAAACGTGCCCGCGAACTCGGCTTCACCTGCGACGCCGCCCAGGTATCGCAGCCGGATGCGCGCAAGGTTGACTGGAACGATCTGCATCAGCGATGGGCGTTTATCGACGACGAGAAAGCCCGTGCCGAGCGCATCGACAAAGACCTGAAAGAAGCTCGTCACCAGGGCGCCCTGCTCATTGCTGAGAGTGCCGGCGACAAGGCATTGCTCATGTACCAGTGGCGGGAGCGGGAGGAGTTCCACTTCTGTTTCGACTCCCGCCTGTATTGGTGGAAATTGGATCTCGCGAAATACAACAGCGCCAAACAAGCGCTGGAGAAAAGCGATGACCAGGAAGCCCAAGTGCTGAACGAAAAGCAGCTCCGGGAGAAAGCGCTGAACGTGGCCGGCTGCGTCGTCGAAATCGCCAACTGCTACCCCAAGGCCCTCTATTTCCAACGCAACGAGATCACCGACGAGTCTTGGTACTTCTTCCGCGTCGACTTCCCGCACGACGGTGGCTCCGTGAAAAACACCTTCACCGGCGGTCAGGTCGCCGCCGCCAGCGAATTCAAAAAAAGACTTCTCGGCATGGGCGCCGGGGCCGTGTTCACCGGCAGTGGACAACAGTTGGACAAACTCATGAAAGACCAGCTTTTCGGCATCAAGACCGTTCAGACCATCGACTACGTGGGCTACAGCAAGGAATACCACTGCTACGTGTTCAACGACGTCGCCGTCCGCGAGGGCCAGGTCATCCACATCAACGAAGAGGAGTTTTTTGAGATGGGCAAGCTGAAACTCAAGACCCTGCAAAAGGGCGTGAAGATCGATCTGGAGAAGGATGGCAAAAAATACGATCAGCAGTGGCTAGGACTTCTGTGGCAGTGCTTCGGCGCTCAGGGCATCGTCGCACTGACTTTCTGGTTTGGCTCACTGTTCGCCGAACAGATCCGCGCTCGGTACCAGTCGTTTCCGTTTCTTGAAGCCACGGGCGAAGCCGGCGCCGGCAAGACCACCTTGCTCACCCTGCTCTGGAAACTGGCGGGCCGGGACGGTTACGAAGGGTTCGACCCGTCCAAATCCACCAAGGCCGGCCGCAGCCGCTTGATGGGCCAGGTCTCCGGCATGCCCATCGTGCTGCTGGAATCTGACCGCAGCGGCGACGACAAGGCCCACGCCAAGACCTTTGAGTGGGACGAACTTAAGGACTACTACGGCGGCGGGACGCTCGCGACCAAGGGCGTTAAAACCGCCGGCAACGAGACCTACGAGCCCCCATTTCGCGGCACGATCGCCATCAGCCAGAACGCCCCTGTCGTGGCGTCTGAAGCGATCATGACCCGGATCGTGAAACTGCATTTTGTGCGCCCGAACGTGACGCCTGAGAGCCGCGCGGCGGCAGACCGACTAAACGCCCTGGAAGGCTCGACACTCAGCAATTTTGTTCTACAGGCCGTTCGCAAAGAGCTGGAAGTGATGGACCTATTCGCCCAGCGCATCCCTGGCTACGAGGCGAAATTGCGCAATCTGCATTCGCATTGCTTCGCCTGCGAGACCCCGTTTCACGACGAGCAAAGCGATTGCCACCAGTGCGGCAACAAGCTGCGCGGTTACATCCGCGTGGAGCGGATCAACAAGAACCACGCCCAGTTGCTCGCCCTGCTCGACTGCCTGTGCATGGTGGTCCCTCTGACTGAACCGCAGATCAGCCACACCCGCACTCAGATTATTCGCATGGCGATCGAGCGCCAGTCTTCAATCAGCTCCGACCACCCCGTGGTGGCCGAATTCTGGGAAGTGTACGAATACCTCGAGGGGCTCGACGCCGACGGCCCGGTGGTCAATCACAGCAAGAAAGACAACATCATCGCCATCAACCTCAACGACTTTGTGAAGTGCGCGGCCGAGCATCGCCAGAAGATCGCCGACGTCAGCGAGCTGCGCGAGCGCCTGAAAGACTCCCGCTCCCGGAAGCTGCTCGACATCAACAAAGCCACTGACAGCGCGGTACGGGCTCACCAGGCCAAGACCAGCAACGCAGTCATCACCAAGCAACCCATCGTGAAGTGCTGGCACTTCCAGGCCTGACCAATCAACAGCAACACCCGCCAGGCGCTGCAACGCCGGCCACCACCCAAAGGAGAAGCACCATGCACGTACAAGTCATAACCGGTGACGGCGAAAAGGGGGAAACCAACCGCCTTCGGCATCTGAAGGAGCTGAAGGACTGGTTCAACGAGTCCGGGAAGATTGTTCACGCCGATGCCTATGACTCCGCCGGATTGATCGCGATCCTAGAGGTTCGTGCGGTAAGCGATAAAGAAATACTGGTGCTGGAGTGCAGCCGAGAACAGATCCAGGCAGTTCTGGAATGGCAGTCAGCAACTGATGAGGCTGTTGAGTTTGAGAACCTGCTGCTGCACCTGGTGCGCAAGCAAAACCCAACCGGCGAAAGCCGATAAGAAGGTGGTGTCGAGGGGCTGCAACCCCTCGACACCGACCACCCAAAGGAGAAGCACCATGCAAGTGAATCAACCCCAAGGCGGCACCGCAAAGGCTACCACAACCCCGTTGGCTATCGGCGACACGGTCAGCTACGTTGAAATGAGCGGTGGCGGTCGGGAATATCGTTTGAGCGCTCGTACAGGCGTGATCGTCGCCATCGAAGGCAATGTTGCAACCCTGCGCGCCGGGAACGGCCGTAGTGTCACACAACCACTCCACAAGCTGACTCCAGACGGCCAGCCCAATGCACTGACGCGCATGCTCATGGGAGGGAACTGATGGACCCAAGACTCCGAACCCGCCCCGCTATGGCCAGCCACCGGTTGGACTTGCCCAGCCGCTGCGACATCTGTGGCAAGGCACGCTCCACCCGCAAGCATGGTGCCTGTAGCCGCATCCGTCAGCAGAGCAAATCGGCGGAATGGGCTGCATTAATGGCCGAGCGCGAAGCAGCCAAACAAAACAAACCTCGTCGATACGCGCGCTGATACCCAACACCAGCGGGACACGGGGAGCTGCAACTCCCCAACCGCCAGAAAGGAGAAGCACCATGCATTCAGATAAAAATCCGAGCCTCCCTCGTACTCTCGACCCTTTTGAGCCAGCAACACCGATATTGGAGCCGCTGGAACTGACCGCCGATCTGCGCTACATCCTTGGTCTTCCTCATACCAAGTTAGCCAATACAGCTGAGCTATTGCGGCAGCAAGGTCACTGCATTGGGGAACGCAGTGAAGATGAACAGGCCGCTGTCATCCACTGGATGCTCGGCCATTACCTTCGGCGTGGCTCGCATTGGAAGGTATTCGCTTACGCCGAACTCGATGCCAACGATGCCTTTCCAGGTTTTCCGGGAGACGGAATATGACGGTCTTCCTAATTCTGTATCTGTGCGCAGATGCAACGCGCACGGACTGCCAGGTGATAAGGGTAGAGAGCTGGACAGGACCTTACGCCTATGAGCGTTGCATCGACGTCGCCAATGAACTAACCGAGGCACTGACTGCGCCCAACCGTGAACGGCACCGGTTCGTGTGCGAGATTCAGGCGGACAGGGCAAAACCCGCAGAACATAAGGCTCAGCCAGCGCTCATTCACCAATCGTTTCGGATGTAAGGGGGTCCATCATGAACACAGCCTTTATCCTGATGGCCCAATACGACGGCCAGGCAATCATCTCGCTGGAGCAGGTTTGCCGGGATTACTTCACGCACCTGACGCCGGAAATGTTCCAGCGCAAGGTGATGAGTGGTCAGATCAAGATCCCCATCACACGCCTGGAGCCGAGCCAGAAGTCGGCCAAAGGCGTCCATCTCACTGACCTGGCCGCATATCTTGATCGACAGCGCGCCGCCGCGGTTAAAGAGCACAACCAGCTCAACGGGTTAAAACACGCCTTTTAAGCCACTTCTGTGATGCGGCGCCCAGTTGGACGGGCGCCCTCAGGATTTTCTCGTGCCATTCCCAGCCCACATAGCGGTCACCCTTGCCGCGCAGGTGGGTGTATCGACGCATCGAATTCCAATCGCGGTGGCCGGAAACACTAGCCACACGCGGAATGTCCCAGTCCATCTCAAACAGGCGGCTGACGCCTTCATGTCGAAGGTCGTGAAAGTGCAGGTCCGCGATGTTCAAAAACTTGCAGGCTTTCGCCCAGGAGGTGGAGATAGATTCAGGGCTGTAGGGGAATATGTCTTCGCCGGCCTTCGGCATTGTTTGGAGGATCTGCCACGCCTCGTCCGGCAGGTAGCACCAAACGTCGTTGCCGATCTTCTGCCCAGGGTTCTTCATGTCGCGCACCAGCACTCGCTGGCCAGGCTCGTCGACGTCCGCCCAGCGGATACGGGTTATTTCATCCAGCCGACGCGTGGAGAACAGGGCAAAACCCACGACGTTCTGCATATTAGTGACGCTTGGGCGCCTTGCCTGCATGGCTTCGTAGTGCGTCAGCACCTTGCCCAGCTCATCCAACGTCGGCCGGCGGTCACGCTCACGGCTCTTGAGGTTATAGCCGAGTTTCCGTAGCACTCGTCGGGCGCCGCTCATCGCGAGTGGATCGACCTGGTAACCCCATGCGTCTTTGGCAATCGCCAGAACAGCGCCGAGGTGCGCCAGGTCGTTTCCGGCGGTCTGGGGTTGGACCCCG